ATTTATTTCAACAGAACCACTTGAAAGCGTAGCTTTTCCTCTGTAAATATTATCTGCTTGTGGGCCTTCGACAAAGCTATGAACTAAATGGTGAGTGCCTTTTTTAGATTCTAATGGATGGTCTATTTTAAAACTACCAGAACCTTTTGATATTGCTCCACTTGATGTTAAAGCATCACAAGTAATACTACCACCATGACTATTCATTCTAATAGTTTCAGTTCCAGCACTATTGTGCATCAAGAAGGTTGCTGAACTTGTATCACTTGAATCAATTATAACATTACTACTTGCGGAATCTGCAATAAATTTTATTGATGCTCCAGCAGTATGTCCAGCATTAAACTCTGCACTCAAAGCGTGTATTTTAGCACCTTTATCTTGTGCCATATAAACATCAGTTACATCTGCATTCCCAAGAGTTACTGAATTATCTGATTGTCCTGTTGCACTTGCACCTATTACTGTTTGATTAGTTGCGCTATCTGCACTTGGGTCTGCTGTATATCCAATAACAGTATTTAAAGTACCCGAAGTAATTACATCACCAGAATTATATCCCAATGAAGTATTATTAGAGCCAGTTGCATTTAAAAGAGCACCAGACCCAACTCCTGTACATTGACTAGCACTTGTTCCACTAGAGGACATAGCACCATGTCCTACTGAAACATTATTACCTCCATCTGTAAAGTTTTTACCCGATGTAAAACCTATTGCTACATTACCAGCACCATTCGTGACATCTTTCAAAGCTTGATGCCCAATGGCAACAGTACCAATAGCACTAGCATTATTAATAGATTGTCCAGCTTGTTTACCTACTAAAACAGTAGATGAAACGCCTGTCATAGTTTCACCACTAGCTGTTCCAATAGCTATGTTATTATTTCCACCTAAAATATTTTGTCCAGCTTGATAGCCTAAAAGAGTATTGTTTTCCCCTGTAGTTGTATCTTTTCCAGCTTCAAAACCTATTGCTGTATTACCAGCTCCAGAAGTCAATGATAAAAGTGATTTATAACCTATTGCAACTGTACCATCAACATTATTTAAAGTTGAGTTCATAGTTAATGCACCAATAGCTACACATTGGTCTGTAGTAGCAGAATTGTTAAAATTACCGCCCATTGCACTGTAACCAATCGCAACATTTTCTGAACTTGCATCAGCGGTACTTCCATGACTACCACCCAATGAAAAAGAACCTACTGCAGTATTAAAACCACCTTCTTTAATATCATATATACTTCTAAAACCAACTCCAGTATTGTCCTCACCTGAAGTCAATTCAACACCAGCTGTATGACCTATAAGCGTATTCATATCACCATTTGTTGTGACATTTAAACCAGCTTGATAACCAAAAATTGTATTGTTAGTTCCACCACTATCATTATTAGAAAGTGAGATTCTGGAGTCGCTATCAAGAACAAATCTTGTACCATTACCTACAAAAAAATCTAACTTATTAGCGGCCTGTTCATGGATGAAAGTATCTCCACCAGCATCAAAAAACAATTTCTTGGTAGCCGCAATATCTAAATTGCCATTTGATATAGTTACACCCTTAGCAAATGTAGCATTTTGACTTGAGTCTATAGTTATTGCTGATGTTGCATTTGTTCTAATTTCTAAAGAATCGTTACCATTATAATAAATCATTCCACCTTGATTTTTTACTGCTGAATCTCCAAAAGTAAGATAAGATAACCCATTAGATGTTCCAGAGCCTGTTCCAGAAACAACTACTATTCCAGCGTTATCTGATGTATCATTATTGTTTTGAAAAACAGCCATATCACCAGCGTGCATAGTAGGAGCAGTTCCAGCACCATCAACAACATGAAGTTTTGCATTTGTGGCTGGACTTGCAATTCCAATACCAAGCTGACCTGTTTCAGTAAGTAAAAGTCTTGTATTTGCTCCACTAAAAGAAGTTCCATAAGCAAGTGAGTAATCATCTGATTGATTTAATCCAACCCACCAAAAATTACTTCCTGTGCTAAAATTAGAATATTTAATAGCAGATTCTTTTGTAGTTCCTGTATTGCTTGATTCTAATTGTAGATATACATTATCAGAATTAATGACGTGCAAATCATCTGATGGAGTTCCACCAATACCCAAGCCTGTATCTGTAAGAAACATTTTATCTCTTTCATCCCCATTACTATCTCTGACAGTAAATTGGAATCCAACTGCTTGGTTTTGGTCTGAACTTCCAGCCACTAATTGACCAAAAGGCACAGTTGAGTGTTTTGATTCTATTGCTAAACGATGGGCATTTGAATTGTGAGTACCTATAATTATAGTTGAGCTATTAATTCTCATTTTTTCAGTATTTCCACCAGCAGAAAAAAGAATATCTGATTGACTTCTAATAGCAAAATCATCTGCAACAGAACCAGCAATCATATCATCAGCAGATGTAACCAACTCTAAACCAGCTTTAAAATTTGTTGAGTTAAAAAATCTTAATTTTAAATGATCTGTTGCTTGTATATCTAACATTCCTCCTGTTGATGTATTAGGAGCCATTCCGATGCCAAGCTGACCAGTTTCATTCAATCTCATCAACTCTGTACCAGCACCACTACTACCATTAATACTGAACTCAAAAAATCTATTAGCATCATCATTATCTGTGTCAATATTAAATGACATATTCTCAAAAGCATTAATGTGACCTGAAGATGAATCAGCTGTTCCTAATGTCAATATTCCATTTGGAATTTTTACATTTGAATTAGTTGTATCTACTATAAATACATCTGTACCATCAGCCTTTTCAACTAAAAATGCAGATGTGTCTGTAACTTTAACTTGCGATGTACCTTCTATTATTTCATCAAATGCTAGACTGCCTCCACCCTGTACAGTTAAATCGCCTGTAATCGTAACATCACCTGAGATAGTGTTGCTACCACCAAGAGATACATTCAATCTATTGTTAGAAACATCAAGTACGGCGTTTAACGCTTCTTGAGATGTGTGAGAATTTGCGGCTACGGAGTTGCCTGAAGAATCTAGAAGCACCTTGTTTAGCACTTCTTTTGTAGTAAATTTATTTATGTCTGACATAATCTATCCTATATTTCCACCACCACCGCTTTAAAGCATTCATATAGTTAAATTATATGTCGTGAAACTTAGCCTAGATCAAGACAAATAATCAATCAATAATCTTATGTAAAACTAGCTGGAACGACTGCTCTGGTTCCTCCAGTCTTACTTCTTTTCTTTGTGCCATATTTCTTAATGGCCATATCAAATTTTCTTTCATGTCTCATCATCAGGTTCATTGCTATCTGTGCTCTGTTACCATCCGATGTTTTTCCTGCACGATCCATGTACAAACACTTCTTTACATAATCCACAATCGCAGAATGATATAAATTATCAACATCTGGAGTATCCGTGATTGCTGTAACCTTATTAGGATTTCCATAGTAATGAATTAGCAAACCGTTAACTATGTTATGATCTACAGCTTGATACGCTTTTCTATCTGTTCTAGACGAACCATCTGAATCATAACTACTAATTAAACCGAGATGATCTCCTCTAATAAAGTAAAGAGAAGTATCTTCTGGAAACTTTAAGTTACTTGAAAGCAAACCAACCCCACTTGTAGTCGTGGTAATGGTAAAACCTGTGTTAAAATCAGAAGCTTCAGTTACCGCTCCTTTATTTGAATTAGTTACTCCTACAAATCCGGAAATGACCGCAGTGAAATCATCTAAACTAT